CGGGCCAGGGCGCACAAGACGACGTGCTGATGCGGGTGATGCTCTGGCGTATTGATGCCGGTGACCTCGCCGGGGCCATTGCCATCGCCAAGTACGCCACCAAGCACGGCCTTACCCCGCCGGATCAATTCGAGCGCGGCACCGCCGCCATCATCGCCGAGGAAGTCGCCGACCAGGCGCTGAAGCAGCTGGATGAAGAAGGCGCAGACACCACCGCCCTGCTCGTGCACCTAGTGGATGTGGAAGCCCTCACCCGGGATGCGGATATGCACGACCAGATCCGCGCCAAGTTGCACAAAGCACTGGGCTACGCCTGCCGAACCACCGGCCAGCTAGACGACGCCCAGCACCACCTGGAACGTGCCCTCGCGCTCAACGACCGTATTGGTGTGAAGAAAGACCTCGAACGCCTGGAACGTGAACGCAAACAGAACGCTGCCGCTGCGCCCTCGGGCTAGCGGCCAACCGAGTCGACCGCCGACGTCAGGGGGCGCGACGTAAGAGCCAGGCGTTTTAACGCCCACGCTCGAACGCCGCCCACCCCCTTCTTTTTCATCGCGCCCGACCCCGCGCGAAAACCGTTTACCTGCTACCAGGAGCCACAATGAGCAGCTTTATCTCGGCAGGCACACCCAAAAGCGACACCACCGAGCAGCCGCTGGACAGCCTGCTCGAAAACAACGGCTTCTGGCCAGACATCCAGCCCAGCGACTTTCGCGCCACCCACCGGCTAGACAGCACCATCACCCAGCCGCGCATCGAAAGCGCCTTGAAGGCCGCCATGATCACGGTCAACCGCGTGCTGCGCCACTGGCAGCAGGCCAAGGTCGAAGCGGGTTACCCCACCATGGCCTCACTGCCCATTCCCGTGTGGCAGTCGCCGGAAGTGTTCAACGTGCTCTACCTGCGCGCCGTGTACTCCACCGCTCACGCCAGCCTGCTGGAGCACTACGCCGATTATGACGCCACCAACAGCGCCCGGGAGCGCGGCGAACAGCTCCAAGCCCCCGCCGATGGCTACCGACGCGACGCCGCCTGGGCGATCAGCGAGATCGAAGGCCGGCCACACAGCACAGTTGAACTGATATGAGCGCGACGACTGTACACGCCCAACAGCACGACACCCTGGATGCCATTTGCTACCGCGTCTACGGCACCACCCGAGGCGTCACCGAGCAGGTGCTAGCCGCCAACCCCGGGCTGGCAGAACAGGGGCCGGTGCTGCCCCACGGCACACCGGTCACGCTGCCTGCGCTGCCCCAGGCCACCCAACGCGCCCCCACGGTGAACCTGTGGGATTAACGTTCTAAACCGCCGAGGCCCGAATGAGCCACCACTTTGAAATCACCACCGAAAGCGCCAAGGCCGCACCCCCGGCCATCGTCTCGCTGCTGCACGTCGGCGGTATGACACCCGCCGACTGGGTCACGGTGCTAACGCTGCTCTACCTGGCGCTACAGATCGGGCTGCTGATTCCCCGCTACCTCACCCGCTTACGTGACTATTGGGAGAACCGCCGTGGGTCTTAAAACCAAGCTCGGCGTCAGCCTGGCCGCCGGGGCCATCAGTATCGCCACCGCCGTGGTGTCGTTTTACGAGGGGTACGAACCCACCGCCTACCGAGACCCCGTGGGCATCCCGACCATCTGCTATGGCCACACGGCAACCGCCCGCCTGGGGCAAACCCTTAGCCAAGCGGAATGCACCGCCCTGCTGCAGCAGGATCTCGGCGAGGCCTTCGCGGTGGTGGATCGCCGCGCCAAGGTCGAGCTACCGGAACCCACCCGCGCCGCGCTGGCCTCGTTCGTTTACAACGTCGGGGCTGGCAACTTCGCCCGCTCCACCCTGCTGCGCAAGCTCAACCAAGGTGACCTACGCGGCGCCTGCCACGAGCTAAGCCGCTGGGTTTACGCCGGGGGAAAACGGCTCAACGGCCTAGTCAGCCGCCGCGCCACTGAGAAAGAGATCTGCTTGGCAGGCTTAGAACAGGAGGCTAACCCATGACCCGCCTACTCGCCGCCCTCGCCATCCTGGTGCTCGTGCTGCTGGTCACCTGGGCGCTGTGGCAGCGCACCCACGCCGCCGAAGCCCGCGCCGAACTGGCCGAACAGCAGCTCGCCCAATTACAGCAGCGGGAAGCAGAAAGCAAAGTGGTCATCGATGCGCTCTGGGAAAACGCCATGCGCCTAGAGAGCCAGCGCCGCGCCCTCGCTCAGCAGCAGGCCACACTCACCCGCACAGCGGCCAACCGCCTGGCCACCATTGAGGAGCTACACCGTGAAAATGCAGAACTTCGCGCTTGGGCTGGCTCTCGCCTGCCTGATGCTGTTATCCGGATGCGCCGCCGCCCCGCCGTCACCGGTGCCGACGCTTATCATCAATCAGTGCGCGACCCCCAGCCCCTGCACGCTCCCCGCGAGTAATCCCGAAACCAACGGCGAACTCGACCTGCAGCTAGAACGCACCGAA